GACTTCAGGTTCTTCTTCTTCCCCGAGAACCTTTGGACCTTTATTTTCCAAAGCTCCACCCAAAATTGTTTCAAAGATCTTCTCAACTTCTTTCTGCGATGGCATTTTTCAATGCTTTCTTTACTCTCGTAACGTCTCTTTGTTTTAACTTACTTGCGATCGCGAGATGATTCATGACATCAAAGTCTTGTGGGGTTAAACCATATTCTAACATTGGTTCTATATTTCCATTTTCGGCATACCTTTTTAAAACACAGAGATCTTCAATACAAAGATTGAATCCACTTCGTTTTTGGATATCTCTATATTTTTGATTTCTCATTTTGTAGTTACCGTACTTTGTCCAGCAACTACCAGGTCTAATTTTGTCTCTAACAAGTAGCCTACCCATATGGTGTTTTGGTATGGTAAGTGAATGTAAAACAAAATATGGCATTACACTCCAGTCACCATTTTGGTACATAAATGAATCATATACATCAGCTGTTGAAAATGACATAGAAGCGGATTCCATGTTTACACCCTTTGAATCTAGATAGTTTTCCTGAAATATATCCCAGATATGTCCATGTTCATTCATAGAACTGTGTATAACATTTGGACCCGATTCGGATAATATATCATGTACAAACTCTTTCGGTGTTTTAAAAACATCTTTTTCGTCATAACCCTCCAGGTATGTAAAAAAGTCACGAATATTACCACCACATCTTATTGCCGCATCTTCAGCTTCTCTACTTCTGTCTTCAGTGAGTGTTAGTATCTTTTCTGGTTTGTGCTTTGGTATAAATATCGTTTCAAAATTTGGAAACATACACATATTTATAGAAGTCACAACAAGAGAACCTCTTGTGAGACGCTCACCATCTGACACACGTTCCACAACACTTTTGAATTCTGAATCATAATCTTCTATGAACGCGTGCTTCGCAGCACCTTTTATGAATGTCAAGAATGGAGATTTACTTTTTGTATGTTCCTTTTGTATCTCAATACTATTGGATTCATTTAGGACTGACTCTAGTATATAAGTTTTTCCAACACCTGTGGCTCCACAAATAAACACGTTCTTTCGCTCACGAAGATACTTCTTCAAAAGTTCAATTTGTTGTGTGTGAAGCGTAGCAACAGGAGGCTCTTTTTTTTGTTCAACTATTTTAATGAAGGAATCCATTGATGACCTTACTAATCAAGCCATAGATTTAGTGCTTGAGAATGACGCACTACATGAACGTATCGTAAAACCTTTAAAAAGGAAAATTTTACCATATGTTGCTTGTACTGTTTTAACTAATGTTGGAATGTTTATTCTTCTTGTGTACCTTGCTCGACGTCTGTCGGTTCTTCAGAGACCACTGATGTGAGTTCTTCCTCTTCATCTAACTCAGACTGCATCTCTTCAAGAATTTTTGTTCTCTCATTGTATTCGTCTTTTGACTTTATGAGATCTCCAATTCCACCAAGAGGACCTTGTTTTGTTATTTCACCTACAACACTTGAACCTCTTCTTGATGGAATATTTGTGAAACCAGGCAATCTCAACTTTGGAATTGCTCTGACATCTAGGATCTCTGGTTTTGTGAAAATGTTGTCAAGTGGGTATTCCTTTTCAAACTCTACCAAAATAATCGCAGGAACTGTTGGCGATTGCTCAATGAGACGATCATATTCAGTCTTACAGTTATTCACAAAGTCCAAACCATCTTGATTACGCTCTTCACGGGCTAAGGCTAAGGTAAGTCTAATATTTCTAGAGAGGAGACCATATGAGAGAGCCGCCGCCTTGTGGTTCTCCATCAACTCATTGATCTTCAGGAATTGCATAATTGTCGCAATAAGACCAGCAATAAGGTTGAGACCACCAATCACAGATGGAACCATACCTCTCACAGATTCTGGAAATTGTTCTTGGGCGAAGTTAGCAGTACCAGTCAAAGTTGATAGCACAATGACAGGCAAAGTAAAACGCATACTCAATTTTTTGTACATGAGGAACGCCCTGTGGTGCATGTACCTGTAGCACCCAGACGCCTCACCCCACTGTCTCAATATAGTTTCATGTTGCTCGTTCCAACTGTCTCGTCGGTGCTCGAGCTCCTTTTGTTTGATCATTTGGTCGTCAAAAATTTCTTCGCTCATATTATAATAGATGAACATAATATTCTGGATTCATCTTGTTTTCCTCATCGCCATTCTCGTAGTTCCTTTCACAAATGACGTGAGAAACTTAGAGTTTTACTCCATACTTATCCCATTCTTGTTCTATCATTGGTCAGTGAATGACGACACATGCGCTTTGACACAGGCGGAAATGTATGTGACGGGTCAGGAAAAGGAACAAACTTTTATGCATAGAGTGGTCAGTCCAATCTACAAGATGGAAGATAATGACATAAATAACCTCACAAAAACGGTATTTTTCATGCTTTGGGCTCTTGTTCAATATAGACTTGGTCGATTCGATACGTTCATTGATGACCTAAGATTGATGATGTCAGGTAAAATTCCAAAGTAAAATGTCAAATTGGCGCGAAGAAGAACTAGAGAGACTCAAGAAAGAGTATGCCTTCTACAGGGGTACAGAAATCAAAGACAAACTCACTGGTGGTCTAAGATCTCAAACTTTAAAATGGATCATAGACTATCATGAACGAATGCTTGGTATAAAGTTTTGGGGAGAAGACATTATAGAACAAAAATGAACGTTTACATTGATTTCGATTTTGATCATGAAATTGCGACTCTTGAAAAGACTCGCGAATTTAACCAACAAAAGTACATCGAAAATGTAGAAAAAATTGATAATAAGTTGGAAACACTTTCAAACCAACTTGAAAGAACAAAGTCTCCAGTCAAAAAGGAAATTCTTATGAGACAAATTGATTTTTATGAAAATGAATACTCAAAAATGGATCAAGCGATTGAAATTGTTACAAACGATATTGATGAAAAACTTAAAAAATATAGAAAATTGAAAAGTGATCGCGAAGAAATTAAAAAGAAGGAGAAACAATCGGTGGAATATAATATTAAGAAACTTCGTGAAGCGATCGATAGAGCTAACACAAGTGAAATATTTTCAATGTTCAATAATGTTGCGAATGCCTTAGAAATTCTTAGAGTCGAGAAGACTCAAACCTAAACTTGTCAAAGAAGTGGACAGATACTCTAAAATTATAATAGATGATCATACAGAGTGCGTCAGCAATATCATGCTTCCGTTCGTAAGGTATTTCTCCAGAAATATGCTTACTCGCAATAGAAATTGTTCTCTCCTTGCGCTGCTCGTAGTTTAGATGCCTCATACCAAAATGTGTATGCATGCTCACAGGTGAAACCAAGATAACTTTATCTTTGAACATGTAATTTAGGAGTACTTCTATATTTGTGAGACCACCCGGTGGTTGCCTTTCTATAAGTATTACATCCGCGGACCCGAAAATGAATTGATGATCTTCTACAAATAAAGGAACCAGGTCTACAATGTCATTAGTTTTGATGTATTTGTAGTCTTCTAGGCTCACTTTCTTTATGTACTCCACATCAATTTTAGGTCCCTTTCCACATTCAGCTAGAACTAGACCCATATTGTGATACCCAATATCTATGGCGAGTACCTTCATGTCTTTATGTAAATAATAATCCTTAACTAATATAATGAAGATAAAGAACAAGGCCAAAAATCAAATCTTGATGTCAGCCGTTGTTGTACTTGCTCTTGTTTTGAGTTACATGTGGTTCAACCCAAAGGTTGTTGAAGTTCCAGTGGAGGTGCCCGTGATGCCAGTACCACCACGGATTGAGTTGGAACAGCGCGACCCCAGACGCGAACCAGAATTCCGAGGAGCACCAATTAAACAGTACAAACCTGGCTACATGCAACAAATGGGTGTCATTACAGGTAATGGGGAAACTCTTCCACTCTATGGCAAGGAAGTCAGAGGACGCCGTGATCGCTACCACTACTACACAACAACCGGTGGTGAAAACCTCTACTCTTTACCAATTAGTCACAACGCGCGTGATTGTATGGAGGACATCGGATGTGAAGAACTCTATGGGAATGAAACAGTTTCAGTAACTGGTAAAACTGGTTCATACGCAGTGAATTTGTATAGAACGGATGATTTCTTTTAGATTACTTTTTCTTTTTATCATCCCTGATAAGTGCTTCAGCTCTCTTTTTCAAGTCAATAGTAATCACTGAACTTGAACAGGAACTTAAGATCGACATTACACATGTAGCCAACATAACAGGTGGAGTTTTAACGGGACTCTTAGAAGCTAGATATGAAAGTAACATTAGACAGCACATTGAGCTTGTGACACCTGCCAATCTTTCTGGTTTCATTGGCTTGTCGCCACCCAATATAGTTTTGTAAGCACCCCATGCAGGTAATATTATTGGCATGCATGGAAGTAGCATTGGCATCATGATAACTGGAATACCAAAAGGTGTCTTCACCATTTACTATAGATCAACAAAAATTATTGCGCAAACTCATAATCATATCAACCTCCCTTCCCTGAAGTCCTGGATTTCTTGAGAGTCTCGCCTTGAGTCTCAAGAGTTCCAATGTTGTGTCGTCATCCAAGTTTTTGAAAAAGTCTCGTAATTCATCTATGCTTCTGAGACCTTTTGCGTCCTTTTCCGCCTGAACATATGGCCAGGTCTGTCTTCGTAACGCGGCAACTTCTTCTTCAAGTTGTCTGATGCGTGGCATAAGTACTTGGGTAATTAGAGCCCTTGTTTCCATGGTAATGACACGTGGCACATCTTTAACCAACCCAAGTTCCAAGAGTATATTTCACAC